GACGCGCGGCCCCGCCGGAGCGAGCTCCTCCAACGCGCCCCTCAGCGCTTGCACGGCTGCTGTGCTGCCATCCACGACGTCCGTGAGGTCGTCGAAGCCACCGATGAGGAGGTCCTTGACCTCCGAGATGGTCATCCCGACGCCCTCTGCCGCTTCGGCGAGCGCCTCGAGGCCGCTGCCGGCGTCGTTCATGCCGCGCACGATGACGTCGACGACGCTGCTGGTGACGGTGCGGATGTTCCCGAGCGCGATGCTGATCCCTAGCGCCGCGTTCGCCGAGCGCTGCTGCGCCTGCGCCAGGCCATCCTCGATGCTGTCGGTGATGCCTTCCCACGCGTCGAGGGTGACGCGCTCGACGCGTTCGAGCTCGACGCCCAACCAGCCGAAGCTGCGGTTGATGCCTTCCACGAGAGCGTTGACGCCGTCGAGGATGAAGTTGAGCACGCTCTGCATGCCGCTCTCGATCGTGCGGAACATGCCCGCGAAGGTGCGTTGCACGCGGAGGCTCATGACGTCGAACGCGGCGCGGATGGCGCTGCCGGCGTTCTCCGCCACGCGCCCCATCGCCTCGAGAAGCATGCTCCAGCCCCAGGAGACGGTCTCCCAGTTCTCGATGACGCTGCCGCCGAATCTCGAGACCCTGTCGAACGCGCCGCCGAGCCAATCCACCACCCGACGCGTCGTGTCCTGCATGCCGAGGAGGTTCCGATCCCAGGCGACCTTCAGCGCGAGCGCTGCGGCTGCCGCGACGAGGAGCGGGGTGCTGAGCGTAAGCATCACGCCGCGCACCGCGACGAGGCCCGCGCGGAGCGTTGGCAGGATCCGGATGACGCTACCGACGGCGATGAGGAGCGGGCCGATGGCGGCGGCGACGCCGGCGATGATAGTGCCCCAACGCAGCAGGGTCGGGTTCGCTTCACTGACTCGTCGTAGGAGCTCGGCTGTGCTGCGCGCGAGGCGCTCAGCCCACTCGATGAGGCCCGACTGCGCGATGGCGATGCCGACCGCCTCAGCGGCGCTGGCGACCTCACGCAAGGCACCGTTCAGGCCGGCCATCTGCGCGTCAGCGATCCGCTCAGCGGTACCGGCGCTGTTCTCGAGCTCGGCGGTGAGTTCGCGCAACGCGCCGCTGCCCTGACTCACGAGGGCGGCCATAGCCGGGCCAGCGCGCTTCCCGAAGATGCCCATGACGGCCGTGGTGTTCTCCGCGTGTGGGCCAAGCTGCTCGACGATGTCGGCGAACGGCAGCAGGCGCCCGTTGGTGTCCGTCACCGTCACGCCCAGCTCGTTCAGGACGCTCTGCGCGCGCTCGGTGGGGCTCAGCAGCCGCGTGATCGCGCCACGCAGGCTCGTGCCGGCCATGCTGCCCTGGATGCCGGCGTTGCCCATGAGGCCGATCGCTGCGGCGGCCTCCTCGAACTGCACGCCGGCGCTGCTCGCGACGGGGCCCGCGTACTTCATGGCCTCCGCGAGCTGGGACAAGTCGGTGTTGGCGCTGGTGAAGCTCTTCGTGAGCACGTCGACGGCGTGATCGAGCTGCTCGACCTCCATGCCGTACCCGCTGAGGACGTTCGTGACGATGTCCGCCGCGCTGCCCATGTCGAGCTGCGCCGCGGCGGCCAACCGCAGCGTGCTCTCCATGCTGCCGAGAATCTCGTCCGTGCGCATGCCGGCCATCGCCATGTAACCCATCGCGTCCGCAGCCTGCGACGCGCTGAACTGCGTGGTGGCGCCGAGCTGCTTCGCCTTCTCTTCGAGCGCGTCAAGTTGCTCACCCGTCGCGCCGCTGAGGGCTACGACGCGGTTCATGCCGGCTTGGAAGTCGCCGCCGGCCTTGAGCGCGGCGGCGCCGAACGCGGCGATCGGGGCCGTGACTCGCAAGCTCAGATCGCGGCCGACCTTCGTCATGCTGGTACCCAGCTGCCGCAGCTGCCGGTCCAGGTCCGCGGCGGTGCGCTTCATGCTCACGTTCGCCTGGTTGCCCTGACGTTCTAGGGCGTTCAAGCCGTCAGTGGCTCCGCGTAGTTGCTTGCTGGCCTGGTCGACGGCCTTGAGGACGATCTCGACTTGGTTGGCGGCCACGCTGTCGTCCTCCTACTCGGTCGGCCACTCGGGCGGGGTCAGGCTACGCGTCCCGCGCTGCTGCTGCTGGGCTTGGCGGCGTTCCTTCGCTTGCTCGCGAGCGTCCGCCTGGTAGCACTCCCAGTCGAAACTCCACTCACCCAGCGGCTGGTTCAGCAACTGGCTCGGGGTCGTGCCGTAGTAGTGCGCCATCCGGCTCACGCTCACCGCCCACGGGCCCCTCAGGAAACCGAGCGACGCCAGCGCCACCCCCGAGGCGCTCGAACGGCAGGCTGCTCCACGCGATGACCTCGTCGTGCACGTGCTGGAAGTCGTCACCGAAGTCCTCTGGCCTCAGCTCGTCATCGTTCGGGTCACGGTCGAGGACGACCGTCTCACTCACGACGCCGAGCGCGACGATGGCGCGCTGCGTGTCGATCGTCTGCCGCTGACTGTCGATGACGAGCTCAGGGTTGTCGCTGAGCGCCTGCTCGACGCGCTGCCGGCGCTCGTCGTCGGTCTCCCCCTCGCGGCCCTCCTGTAGGATCGCGAGCCGGAACACGCTGGGTGGCGTGCCGACGACGCCCATCACCTCGCTGGCTCGGACCTTGCGGATGGTGACCGTCACCGCTTCGGTGTCTGGGATGCCGCCAGCGGCGCGCACGGCGCGTGTGGCGGCCGGCAGCTCGATCGTCTTGCGCTGCAGGGTCTTGATGAGAATCGCGTGACTCATGGACGGCCTCCCAGGGGGTCAGTACGTGGCGGTGCTGTTCTCGAGCGTGACTTCGACCTCGTGCCCGTCGCTGCTGTCGTACTCAGCGGTGGCGGTCACGTCGACCGTCATGCGGCCGGGGCCGCTGATGGGCGCGCCCCACGTGTCGAGCTGCAGCTTCGGGATCGCGATCGTGAGGACGGGACCGTCGGGGCTCGTCCACTTGAACTCCCAGGCGCTGGTGGTAGCCGCCTTGAAGTCCGCGTAGGTGGTCGCGTCACGGAACGTCAGCGTCATGCTGGCGGTGACCTGCAGCTTCTCGTTGAAGTCCACGCTGCTGATCTCACGCGAGCCGTTCAGCGTCTCCTCCGCCTCGAGCTGGTTCTCGAACGTGAGGGTGAGGTCCTCGAGGAACGTGAACGGGCTGCCGCCCTTCGTGACCGCGAGGTCCCGGAAGATGAAGCGGCGGTTCGTCTCGAGCGCGATCACTTCGGCGCTGCCGACGTCGGCGACGTTCTTGAAGATCCAGTCAGTGTCGATCGCCAGCGCTTCATCGCTGGGTTGCCGCAGCGTGAGGGTGTTGAGTTGCCCTCCGCCGTACCGGTGCCGGAGGCTGCCGCGCTGCACCGTGACGCTGTACGGCGGTAGCGCCGCCAATGCGGAGTGCTTCGCGGTCTTCGGCTCGAACACGTGCTCGTAGGGGCCGCTGCCGGTCGTGACTGGCGCGCCGAGCGCGGCGCGGAGGAAGACGCCGAGCAGGTCCGGTCGGGCGTGCAGGCCGGTGATGCCGCCAGTGATGCGGGTGCGGCCCTCGACCGCGGGCAGGGTGCTGCGGGTCCCGAACGTCATCGGTTCCCGCAGGCGCTCCCGCTCCTCGCTGATGCTCTCCGTGGCGCTGACGAACGTGGAGCTCGCGACGGCGGTGCCCCAGTCGGTCTCCTTGCCGATGCCGATGTAGCCCTGGATGCCTGTAGCCATCGTCACTTCCTCCGAGCGCTCTTCGAGGCTGCCGGCGTGGCTTCCTCGGGGGTGGTCTCGGCCTCAGGGACGGGGCTGAAGCAGGGGGAGTCCCGCCAGGCCGCAGCCTGCTCGGGATCGTTCGTCTCGACGATAGCACCCGGCCGCAAGCCGGGCACGAACCGCGCTGGTGTGGGGGCGTACGTGAACCTGCGCTGCATGAGTCTCCTAGAGCTCGCCGGTTTGGATCTCGATCACGACCGCTCGGAACGCGTGACCGTTCCGGTCGATGACGTCCCACCCGTACCGGCTGGCGCGAGTGGTTTCGACCAGGCCACCGAGGGTGGTGTCGAAACCTGGGGAGTGGATGGTGTTGACGAGTTCCGTCGCGATCGAGGCGAGCAGCTCCTCGTCCTGGTCCTGGTTGGCGCGCAGGGCGCTGTAGATGTGGATCTCGAGCTCGTGCTGCTCGAGGAGCTGCTGGGTGGGCGCCGCGCGCTGCGTGGTGGTGGTGCCGTCACGCATCCACACTTCCGCTGCGGGGGTGATGGTGAGGGCGTTGAGGCCGACGCGGGCGTCGCGGACGCCGGCGAGGCCGGCCGCGACGTCACGCAAGGCGCTGGCGATGGCGTACGGGTTCGTCATGGCTCCAGGTACTCCCGGATCGCGTCCTCGAGGGCCTGGTTGATGACGCGCGTGGCGCGCGCTCTCAGGCGGCCGGTGCTGGTCGGCTTCGGGAGCATCGCGCGCTCTGGTATGACGCGCCGGCGTCTGCGGTCGTCGCCTTGGTGGTACAGCGCGTCACGCCTGGGGGTGCCGACGCGGAGCGTGGTGCCGTTGTCGGTCACGCTCGGGTTGAAGCTGTTGCGCAGTTCACCCATCTCGACGAGGGCGAGGGTGCCCTTCTTGCCGCGACGCGCTCTGGCTCGGAGCGTGCCGGGTTTCGGGGCTGGCCACTCGCGCCCGTCGGGGCTTCGTTGATCCTGGAACGCCGGCCGCACGAGGTCGTCGACGATGCTCATCCCGACCGTCTTCAGTGGCCCCTCGGGGCGCTGCATGACGCTCGCGAGGCGCTCGAGGTGCGCGCGGAGGGTGCTGGTGTCGATGTCGACGGTGAGGTTGATGCTGTCGGGCCGCGTCATGCTCTCCCCCACCGGCGGGCGACGGTGGTGCTGATGCTGGCTCGGCCGGCGCTGGTGGCGCCGCTCACGAGCGGCAGGTCGAGGGCGATCTCGCCGTTCGCGACGCGCTGGAACCAGTCGGTGGCGCTCTTGTAGTCGATCCAGAGGGCGCTGCTGTTGGCTGGTTCGGGGAGGAGGCGGAGGACGACGGCGAGGTGGTAGCGGCTCATGTCGGCGACGCGGGCGCGGAGGTCACTACCGGGGTTCGCGACGGGCAGCTGGTAGCCGGCGGCGCGGAGGTAGGAGTCGGCGGCGTCGCTCGCGCGCTCGAGCGCGCGCTGCTTCTGCGACTCGGTCGCGCGGTCGAGCAGGTCGCCGGTGAGGAGCTCGTCGAGCTCGGGGGTGGTGAGGTACTCCGTCGCCGGCACGTGGCGTCACTCTCCCGTCAGGGTGTCGAGCGCGGCGAGGATGCGGCGTGCGGTGGCGGTGCCGATGCCGGTCACTTTCGTGAGCTCGGCTTCGGTGGCGCCGGTGAGGTCCTCGAGGGTGGTGTACGGCACTGGCGCTGCCGCGAGGAGGTCTCGGGCTGGGAAGTCGTCGGGCAGCGGCGTGCCGGGCGTCGCGTCGCGGGTGGCGACGTGCGCGCTGGCGACGGCGTCGTCGCCGTTCTCGATCGCGGCTCGCGCTTTCGCGCCGCGGTACCTGCGGAAGCTGATCACGGCTGCTCCTTAGTGAGCGGCCCGCCCACCCTCGGAGGGGGAGCGGGCCGCTTCGGTCAAGGGGTACTCACTCAGGGAACGGCGGGCGCGTTGTGGATGACCTTCACGACGCCGGTCTTCGTGCCGCTTCCGTTCGCGGGGCGGCGGTACCGGTGCGCGGCCCAGTACACGTGCAGCGCGGCGACGTCGGTGTCGGCGAGGATGTCCTTGTCGGTCTGGATGACGGGCGTGTCGCCGTTGAACCACCACACGAGCGCGTTGCGCTTCACGAGGAGGCTCGTCGCGATCGGCCCCTCGATGCCGTTGCCTGCCGGGTCCGGGTCGTACGGCATGCGGTCGCTGATGATCAGCGGGATGCCGGCGACGCTCGGGAGGCTCCCGGTGGTGAGGGCCTGCTGGAAGATCGGGCGGTCATCCAGGTCCTTCTCGAGCATCAGCCCGAGCGCGACCTGGGAGTGCATGACGACCGCGGCGATGTCGCTCTGCTCGTCGCCCCACACGAAACGCCCGCGCAGGATCTGCTCCCAGCCGAGCTGCTCCCCGCTGGCGGGGACGGTGTTGTACACGTCGAGCTCGAGGGCGGTGGTGAGCGCCTCGGTGATGAGCTCGGCGTCGGCCTTGCGTTGCAGCTCGACGAGGATCTGCCGCGCCATCTCGGCGTAGGGGTCCGCGTACGCGGCGGCGTACTGCGCCCACTGCGTGATCTCGACCGCCTTACCGGAGTGCTTTACGAGGGCGGTGTCGGCGTCCATCGTGATCTTGGCGGGGGTCAGGGCGGGCACGGCGCCACTGCCGCCTTCGTCGGCGGCGAGGTCCTCGAAGGCGCCGATGTTGCCGAAGTAGGGGACCTTGATGCGGTCACCGCCGCGGGCGTCGGGCCAGCCGCGGGTCTGCACCAGCGCGGCGCCGGTGCCGTAGAGGGCCTGAGCGCCCTCGAAGGCGCCGCGGACGGCTTCCTCGAGGACCTCAGGGATGACGGTGTCAGCGCGTTTGGTTACGGCCATCGTGCTCTCCTATCAGGCCGCGCGCTGGGCGCGGTGCTCGGTGAGGATGCGGTTGAACTCGTCGCGGTCGGTCTGCGCGAGCGCGTGCCGCTGCATGTTGGTGAGGAGCTCCCACTCCGTCTTGCCGTCCGCGCTGGGGGTGCTCTGGTTGGGTTCGCGCGTGCGGGTGGCGCCGGTGGGCACGACGCGGGGTGCGGCGTCGAGGTACGCGCGCAGGCGCGCGGGGTCGACGCTGCCGGTGCTGTCCTCGAGGGCCTTGAGGAGCGCGTCCTTGCTGGCGGGCGTGAGCTTGCCATCGGCGAGGCCGGTAGTGACGAGCTCGTGCACTTGGCGGGAGCGGTCGGCGGCGTCGCGTTGGTTGAGCTGCTGCTCGAGGTCCGTCACCTGGCTGGTGAGGGTCTCGACAGTGCGGGCGGCATCCCGCCAGGACAGCGCGGTGCCGATCAGGTCGGCGCCGTCCGGGACCTCGCGGGCGAGACGCTGGATCACCTCCCGGTCCGCCGTGAGCGTGCGGACGGCCTCCAGCGCGGCGTCTTCGCTGGCGTCCTCCTGCAGGCCGAGCTTCCGCATCAGGTTCTTCATGCGGTCTCCTTTCGGGGCGCCAGCGGCGCCTGTGAACGGGCGGCGGTGATTCGCGGCGATGAGCGCGGGTAGCGCTCGGGTGGCGGGCAGGTTCGTGATCGCGACGTTGATGAGCTCGACGATCACGTCGTCAGCGTCGGTGAGGAACGCGGGGCTGGTGTAGCGGTACTCCCGGTCGCGGATGCGCTCGAGGGCGCGGGGCGTCCAGCGGATGCGGGTGGCCCAGAGTTCGGGGCCGTCCGGCGTGTCGCGCGTTTCGAGCTCGAACCAGCCGGCGGCGGGCGCCTCGACGGGCGGGCTCTGGAGCGCTTGGTGCTCGTAGTCGAAGCTGTACTCGTTCCCCCAGCGCTGGGCGGCCGCGAGGACCGCGGTGGCGCTGCGCTCGGTGAAGAGGAAGACGCCTTTCTCGGTGTCGTTCGCGCCGGCGCGGAACAGCCGCACCTCGCCGGGCGGGCCGTCCGTTGGGATGAGGGCGGTGAGGGCGTGCAGGGTGTTCACGTTCCTCCAGAACGAGACAGCCACCCGGTCCACGTTGGACGGGTGGCTTGACGGCGATCCGAGATCGTCTCGGTCGCGGGATCATCATAGCGCACGGTTGAGGCCGTCCGGGAACAGGCTGGGTTGGTACACGCGCTGCGCGACGCGGGTCGCGGCGGCGCTTGGTTCGTTGGGCGCGCGCGCTTGCCGCTGCTCGTACGCGGAGCGGATGCTGTCGGGCGCGCCGGTGAGGTCGAGGGCGTCGCTGTTGGTGAGGCTGCGCCTGGGGGTTCCCCAGCCGCTCTCGGGCTGCTCGGTTGGGGGGACGCTGGTGATGCCGCGGCGCTCCGCTTCTGAGCGTGAGAGGCTGCGTACGGCTGAGCGGCAGCGGTGATGCAGTGGCGGCCAGTGCGAGCTCCAGAACGGGTCGTCGGCTGGGAGGATGGTGTCGTTGAGGCTGGCGCAGAGTTCGGTGGTGGCTTCGTCGAGGATGGCGTCGTACATCCAGAAGGGGCGCGCGCGCATGACGTCGGGGTCGGTCATGAGCTCGTGCCGGCCGTCGTTGTACGCGGTCTGTACGGCGTTGCGGTAGATGGTCTCGACGCGGTAGCCGGGGTCGCGCACGGTGCCTGCCCAGGCGGCCTCGAGCTTCGGGAGGGCTTCGTCCTTGAAGGCGCGGAGGCTGGTGCCGTCGTTCATGGCGCGGTCGATGAGGTCGATGGCGTCCTGGAGGACGCGGGCTTGCGCGACGCCGGTGATGGTGAACGCTTCGCGGCGCCAGTGGGTGGCGAGTTCGTAGAACTGCTCCGGCGTGATGGGCAGGCGGCGGAGGAACCATTCGGCGGCTTCCTCGAAGCGTTGCGTGTCGGTGGGTGCGCGCCAGCTCACGCGTCGTCCTGGACGCTCATGCGGCCGGCGAGGTCAGCGAGGACCAGGGCTTCCTCGAGGCCCGCGAGCTGGTCTTGGTCCACGTGCTCGAACACGAGCGCGAGCTCGTCCCGTAGTTGCTCGTACGTGCCGCTGCGCTCGATCGCGTCCGCGACGGCGCGGAGGGTGCTGGTCATGCGGCCGAGCGGCGCGGCGCGCTTCACGAGCCGATCGGCGTACAGCTGCCCTCGGACGAAGCCGCTCGTGCGGTCGCCCGACCTTGGGCTGCTGGCGAGCGTGACGGGCGGGGCGCTGCTCTGCGCTTGGCGTGCGAGGCCGCGCGCGACGGCCATCGGGATGTCGTACTCCTCGGCGAGCGCCTCGAGGTCGAGGGGGACGCCGAGCTCCATCCACGCGCGGACGCTGCGCGCGACGGCTTCCTGCGCTTCGGCCCTGGCCTTCTGCGTGCTGGCGGTCTCGTGCTGGTCCTCGGGTGGGGTGACGTCCCACCTGGCCCACGGCGCGCGGGCGTCACTCCCGAAATTGAACAGCGTCCAGGGTTTGAGGCTCTGCTCGTGCAGTGTCGTGCTGAAGGTCTGCTCGTCGCTCGTGATGAGGTCGGCTCGGATGGTCTCGTGGACCTGCGCGGCCGCGAGGCTGCCGCCCTTGACCTCGGTGGTGAGGGTCTGCCCTGCGATCGCGACCGCGAGGCCCTGGTTCGCCATCTCGATCTGCCGCTCGAACGTCTCGTGCGTGCGGGCGGTGGCTTCGACGAGTTTGATGTCGAAGCCGGGCGGCAGCGCGATGCCGGTGACGCCGGCGATGTCCTGCAGGTCGCTGGCGAGCTCGTCGCGGTCTTCCTTGCGGCTGCCGTCGGGTGTGGTGCCGACGCGGAGGGGGCTGCCGTGCGCTTCGCTGTACGTGCCCCAGTCGAGCTGCGCGTAGCGCTTGAGGAGCCACCAGAGGCTGAGGGAGCGCCATAGTCCGCGCTGCCAGGGGCGCGCGAGGCCGTAGGGCGTGTAGAGGATCCACTTGGGGTCGCCTGGCTCGATGGTGATCTCGCCGCTGGTGTCGGTGGTGAGGATCCAGGCGTCCTTGTCGTGGTCGTGGCGGAGCCAGCGGGGGCTCCAGACGTGCAGGCGGGGGATGAGGCGGCCGGCTGATTGCTCCCAGGTCTGCTCGGCGAGGCCGACGCCGACGCCGAGGCCCCAGCTCATGAGGTCGACGAGGTCGCTTTCGGGGTAGGCGCGCCAGAAGTCCTGCTCGAGGGCGATGGTTTCGGGTGTGGGTTCGTCGCCTTCGTGCGGTTCGAAGGTGATGGGGCTCTTGATGAGGCCGCGGACGCGGGTGCCGAGGACGCCGTTGATGCGGTCGTCGGCGCGCATGGTTTCGAAGAGATCGCTGGCGAGTGTGAGGTTGCCGGTGTCGGCTTGGCGTCGGGCGGTGCGGAGGCGTTCGGGGGTCCAGTCGTCGCGGGTGACGTACTGGCGCTGGCGGTAGGTGGTGTCGGGGGGGCGCACGGTGTTACCTCCTGGCGCCAGCGCGGGCGCTGCGTGTGACGCTGCGGGCTGTGTACGGCTCGCTGTTGGCGAGGGCGTGGTGGAGGGCGGCGAGGGCGTCGACGATGTCGTCGTGCCGGTCGCCGAGGCCGGTGAAGCTCGTGAGTTCGCTGGTGACGGCTGGCGCCCAGAGAGCGTCGCGGGGGAGGAGGATCTCGCCTCGGTTCCAGGCGGTGGCGCTGGGGATCGCTCGCGCGAGCTTGTCCGTGGTGGTCGGTAGGAGCGTGACGGTGATGCCCTCGCGCTTGAGGAGCTCGGCGAGGCCGCGTTCGGTGCTGCTGGCGTACCAGTGCACGTGCGTAACGCCGGCGCCGCGCATGAGTGGGATGTAGGCGCGGGGTTCAGCGCGGCGCCGGATGAGGTCGGTGAGGTAGATGCGGCCGTCGTCGTGGCGTTGGCCGGTGAGGGTGACGGTCCAGTCGCTGGTGGTGCGGGTGGTGTACGCCGCGTCGAAGCCGGCGGCGTGCTGGTACGGCGTGCTGGGGAGTTCGTCGTAGTAGGTGGGGGGTTGGTAGATCTCGCTGCCGTCGGCGATGGGTTCGCACATGTACAGCGCGCTCCAGTCGCTCGGCAAGAGCCGGGATCTCTGCTGCTCGAGCCAGTCGAGTGGGCGGCGCTCTGGCCAGAGGGCGGTGCCGTCGGGGTTGATGGCGGGGAGGCGGACGTACTCCCAGTCGCCTTGCTCGAGGAGCTGGCCGGTGGGGTCGTCGAGGTGCCAGCGGGTGGCAATCAGCACGACACTGGCGCCGGGGTGCATGCGCGTGAACGCGACGCTTGAGAGCCAGCCCATCGCCTTGTGGCGGATGAGGCTGCTGTTAGCTTCTTCTCGGTCCTTGAGGAGGTCGTCGACGAGGAGGACGCCGTCGACTGGGTGGCCGGTGAGAGGGCCGCCGCGGCTGGTCCAGACGACGCCGCCGCCCTGGGGGGTGCTCCAGCGGTCGAGGGTGCTTCGGTCGAGGTCGAGGCGGTGATGATCAGCGACGCGGGACGCGATGAGGCTCTGGTCGCGGCTGAAGGTCTGCGCGTAGGTCGCGTACGCGTGCCGCTTGGTGGGGTCGCGCTGCAGGAGCCACACCAGCCCGTGCAGGCACGTCTGGCTCTTCCCGTGCTGCGGCGGGGTGCTGACGAGGGCGCGGACGGTCTCGCCGCTGGCGATCCGCTCAAACACGCTGAGGAGTGGCTGTAGGTGCTGCGGTGGGGTGAGGCCGTGCGTGAGGCCGACGAAGTCTGCGAGGGGCCGCTCGAGGGCGGCGCGTCGACGCTCGCGCTCACGGCGCGCCTTCTCGCGGCGCAGGCGCTCGTGCTGGAGGTCAGCGAGGGTGACGCGATGCTGCTGCATGCGCGAGCGCCTCCTCGAGCTCGTCGTCGCTCAGGTCCTCGACGGGCTTGCCGACGGTGACGTGCACGCGATCGGGTGCGTAGATGCCGAGGTGCTTCGCCAGGAGGTCGAGGGCGCGGACCTGCTCACCGAAGTCGGGCGGCAGCTCGATGACACCGTGCTTCGTCGCCTTCTCGACGCGTAGGCGGGCGTTGCCGATGTCGTCAAGGCGACGGAGCACGTCTTCGGCGTTGACGATCGCTCGGTTGGCGGCCTGGCGCTTGAGGTGCTCGAGGCGCGCGGCAACCTGAGGTTTTCTGATGAGCTGGCCGGCGCTGACTTCGGCGGCGTTGCCGCGGGCCTTGTACCCGGCGGCTTCGTAGGCGCGGCCTTGCGGCATGCCTTCGAGGAGGTGCTGGACGAAGGCTTCCCAGCGGGTGTTGGTGAGGGGGGCGGCCGGGTTGGTGGCCGCCGCGGTGGTTGCCACGGTCACCTCCGGCGGTGTGGACGGGGGGCGGTGGCGCGTCGGCGGCGTGAGGAGGTCGTCTCGGCCGCCGACGCGACCCAAGGAGGGGTGGCGCTCGCGCCCGTCCAACGCTCGCGCCGGCCTTGAGGTATCACAGTCCGGCGCTTAGGTGGTGGAAGTTGAGTTCTGCGCGGCCTGGCTGGAGGTCGTGGTCGGCGTCTGGGGGGTTGGTGCCGATCATGGGCGCGAGGTCGGGGTGGTGCTCGAGGGCGGCGCGGAGGAGTTGGTAGGTGTCGTGGCCGAGGCGGCGTTGGAGGGCGTCGAGGTCGACGTGGTGGTGATCGGGCGCTGGGGGGTGCGGTGGGCGTGTGGGGGGTGGTTGGCTGGTGGTGGTTGGTTGTGGGTGGCCGGTGAGTCGTTCGCGGTCGCGTCTGAGTGCGTCTCGTTCGCGTTCGAGCGTGTGCGCTTTGGCTTGGGCGTCGAGGAGTTGGTCGTGGAGGTCGGTGATGCGGGCGTGGGCTTCTGTGAGTGCTTGGTGGTACTTGTCGAGGCGTTGGCTGAGGTCTCGGTTGATGGCTTGGAGGACGGTGTAGGTGGGTTTCTGGGTTGGTGCGGTGTGGGGTGTGGTGCGGTTGCGGTACCCGCGGAGTGTGTGGGGGGCGTGTTTCTTGCGGGCTTTGCTGACGGCGGAGAGGGTGACGCCGAGTTGGTGGGCGATGTCGCTGCTGGGGCGGCTCCAGTCGATGCTGCTCCAGCGGTGGTGGCTTCGGCTCATGCGGCCTTGCGGCGTCTTCCGTGTTTGGTGACGAGGGCTTCGCAGTCGGTGGGGTGCCAGCGCCAGGGGCGGCCGGTGGTGTTGAGGAGGCGTTCGCGGCGGCAGGCTGTGAGGTCTCGGGCGAAGGATCCGCGGATCTTGCGTGTGGCTGCGTCGATGATGTGTTGCTTGGGGATGGCGAGGGCGTCGGCGAGCATGGTGGTGGTCCACCAGTGGCGGGTGTCGTGCTCGAGGTCGCGTTGGTGGATGAGGTTGGCTTGGTAGGCGTCGATCCAGGTGTTGGGTGCGATGTGGGGGCGGCCGCGCATGTGGCGTAGTTGCTTGTGGACGCCGTCTCTCTTGGCGGCTTCGATGATGGCTCGGGTGGCGCCTGCGAGTGGGCCTTCGCGTTTGTGGTGCGCGTCGACGAGGCGGCCGTAGCCGGGTGGGAGGACGTCGGCGAAGCCGTGCTTCTGGGCGTGGCATTTGATGGCGGCGATGCTGCGGGGTGGGCCTTTCTGGTTGATGACTTTCTGGATCCAGGTGAGGGGTTTGCGGTTGTACCAGCGGCGTAGGGCGGTGACTTGGTCGGGGGTCCAGGCGGGGGGTCGGGGCATCAGAAGGGCGTCCGGTCGCCGGTGAGGGTGGCGTGGATGTGGTCCCAGTCTTTGGGGCGCCAGACGACGGCGTCGACGGCGTCGGTGGGGCTGGCGCGGTTGATGGCGTCGAGCCATTGGCGTTGCTGGGGTCGGAGGCGGCCGTTGTCGTTCTTGAGTTCGGCGAAGATGACGCGTTCGCGGACGAGGACGAGGTCTGGGAAGCCTGCGCCGTCGGCGGCGACGGGTGTGCGCCAGTCGCCGTGTTGGTTTTGCGCGGGTCGGAAGTGCGCGACTTTCCAGCCGAGCCTCTGGGCGAGCTCGATGACGGTGCGCTGGAAGTCGCGTTCGGTGGTGGTTCGTGCGGCGCGGCGGTAGGTGCTTGGCTTCATGGTTGGGCCTTTTCGCGGTGCCAGTTGCGGAGGTACTCGAGCTGCGCTTCGTCGTCGCGCGCTTGGTCCCGCGCGTTGCCCTTGGCGAGGGTGAGCGCGCTGCAGAGGCCCCAGCCGGTGAGGAGGGAGAGGGCCGCGACGAGGTAGAGGATCGCGAGCTGCGTCATGCGGCCTCACAGTCCTGGTGCGGGTTCCTGCCGCGAGCGTCGTGCTCGGCTTGCGCTCGGGCGTCGGACTGTCTGCGCATGGCGTCGAACCGGCGTTCGCGAGCTTGCGCCCAGTCGCAGCAGTCGGTGGGTGGGTGCCAGATTTCGGCTTTGCCGTTGGTGGCGTAGTGCACGGCGGCGGGCGCGTTGCACTTGGGGCACTTCGCGCGCTTGCTGCCGAGCACGATGCGGTCTTCTTCGCGTTGGACGTTCACGCGTCCAGCTCCAGGAGGCGCGGCGCTTCGAGGGCGGCGACGCCGTTCCGTTCGTCGGCGCTCTTGTACGCATTCACGAACGCGCGCTCCAACCGCGGGAGTTTGCGGTCGGTGTCGGCGTACGCGACTTCGCGCCAGCCACCAGCGGCCATGAGGGCGGCTTCGCCGGCGGGTGACAGGCGGGCGCGTTCGCCGCGGGTGGCGGCCTCGATCAGCGTCTGCCATTCGAGGCGCGCGGTTTCGTCGGGGCTGCCGTGCGCGAGGTCGATGAAGCGGCGTGGTGTGGGCCAGAAGGCGTCGTTGTCGAACACGTACCGTGCGGCGGCTTGGAAGGCGGGCGTGTCGAGTTTGCCGTTGAGGGTTTCGTAGTACCGGGCGATGACGTGCTCGTTCGGTTGGCGGCCGAAGCGTTCGTGGAGGAGGGTCATTTCGCGGATGAAGGCGTTGCGGTCGAGGGTCATGCGTTCATGCCTCCGATGGCGCGGGCGATGATGTCGGCGGTTGTGGCGAGCTTGCGTTCGCTGGCGGTCATGCCGTTGTTCGCGGCGTGCTTTTCGGCCTTCTCAAGCACGCGGCCTGGTCGGAGGAGGTTGTCGAGGCCGTAGCCGCGTTCGATCCAGAAGTCGTCTGCTGCGACGTGCATGGTGGCGGCTGTGAAGAGGTTGATGGCTTGGTCGCCGTGTTCTTTGCGGAGTTGGTCGAGTGCTCTTTTGCGTTTGGCGTCGAGGGTGCGGACGGCGGGTAGGTTGCCGCGGTGTTGGTTCCAGGCTTCGAGGAAGGGGGTGTGGTCTGTCGCGCGCGTCAACGAAGTTGACGTACGTTCTTCCTCTCCCTCTACCTTCCCCTTACCCTCTCCATAAACCTCAACCTTCC